ATTTAGCGAAACTATCCATTCTCGTTCTTACACACACATCATACGTAACATCTACCCTAACCCTTCTAAGGTATTTGATTAAATGATGGACATTCAAGAAATTGTAGATTGTGCAGATTCAATTTCTGAACACTATGATGATTTAATCGAAATGACTAAATGGTATCAACTATTTGGAGAAGGGGAACATAAAGTAGTTAGTCAAGAAGACTGTGACCCTGTAGATGGAATGAAACTTGGTGTTGTTCAAAGAAATACAAATAAATCTATCTCTTTGTATGATTTAAAAAAGAAACTATATCTTTGTATAGCGAGTGTTAACATCTTAGAAGGTGTACGTTTCTACGTATCATTTGCCTGTTCTTGGGCATTTGCCGAACTTAAAAAGATGGAAGGTAATGCTAAAATTATTAAACTCATTGCTCGTGATGAAAATGTACATCTTGGTTCTACTCAGCAGATTCTAAAACTTTTACCACAAGATGATCCTGATTTTGCTAAAATTGCAAAAGAGTGTGAGCAAGAAGTCATTGATATGTTTGTTGAAGCAGTTGACCAAGAAAAAGAATGGGCTAACTATCTATTCAAAGATGGCTCAATGATTGGTCTCAATACACAACTATTGTCAGACTACATAGAATGGATTGCACACAAACGAATGACTGCTATTGGAGTAAAGTGTCCTTATTCAGTACCGCGTGCTAACCCATTACCTTGGACACAAAAATGGATTTCAGGCGCTGAAGTTCAAGTAGCTCCTCAAGAAACAGAAATTTCCAGTTATGTAATTGGAGGAACCAAACAAGACGTATCAAAAGATACATTTAAAGGATTTTCTTTATGATTGATCTAAATAAATATAAAGAGTTTGTTAGTGCTGTTACAAGTCAAGAAAGTAATAATGTAAGAAAACTAACTGATAAACTACACGAACTTGATAGAACAATTAATATATCACTATTAATGACAGGAGGTATTGGTCTAGCGTCAGAAGGTGGTGAGTTTAACGAGATTGTAAAAAAATGCGTATTTCAAGGTAAGCCTTTAGATGATGATACAATTTTTCATATGAAGCGTGAGCTAGGAGATATTATATGGTACTGGGTAAATGCTTGTAGAGCACTAGATTTAGACCCTAATGATGTTGTAGCAGAAAATGTTAAAAAACTTGAGTCTAGATACCCTCATGGAGAATTTGATGTTCATTACTCAGAAAATCGTCAAGAAGGCGACCTATAATGAAAATAGTAATTTGGAGTAAACCAGACTGCCCATTTTGTGTGAGGGCTAAACACGAGTGTGATAAGCGCGGGATTGCCTATGATGAAAAATTAATTGGATTTAATGGCTTAACCAAAGAAGATTTATTAAGTGTTGCCCCCAATGCAAGGTCAGTTCCACAAATTTTTATTGATGGACAATTGATTGGAGGCTATACTGAATTAATGAAATCGAATATTCTCGATTCACAATAACAAGGAGAATTAGCTATTGGCTAACGGAAATGGGCATCAAAAGCCTCTTAAAAAAGTCAGAATTGACGATCTCTTAACTTTCTCACCTATAACTGATAATCAAACAATTACTTATGAGTCTTATAAAAAAGATAAACATCTACTTCTTCATGGAATAGCAGGCACGGGTAAAACTTTTCTTTCTCTTTACCTAGCCTTAGAAGAGGTGTTAGATCCTTCTACTGTATATGACGACGTATTTATTGTTCGTTCAGTTGTTTCTACTAGGGACATCGGATTTTTACCTGGTGATGAGCAAGATAAAGTATCTTTGTACGAAGCCCCTTATCGATCTATATGTAGTGAATTATTTAATTATAAAGAGTCATATGATGCTCTTAAACAACAAGGTAATGTAAAATTTATGAGTACCTCATTTATAAGAGGAATCACTATTAACAATGCAGTTGTTATAGTAGATGAGTGTCAAAATTTAAACTTCCATGAATTGGATAGTATTATTACAAGAATAGGTAAAAACTCAAAGATAATTTTTTGTGGTGACTATACTCAGACAGATTTAACCAGAGAAAATGATAAACGTGGGATACTTAATTTTATGAACATTCTTAGTTCATTAGAGGAATTTAGTACAGTTGAGTTTGGAGTAGACGACATAGTTAGAAGTGATTTTTTAAAGTCATATATCATTGCAAAATATGAATTAGGATATGCATAACTCATATAAAGATAATTGGGATAATAAAACCTTAGAATACGATTTGAATAGGTATGACTTTTCAAGTTGGGTATTAAATGTGATTCGACAAGACTACCCAAATGTGTCTGATCTATCAACGATTCATGACTTTGTACCCTTAACAGACTTAGTTAAAATAACAGATAAAGTACAACGTTCATTCTCTAGTGAATCATTTGGTAAAATGATTGACGATTTTGCTGAAGAATATGTTAAGCCATTAATCGATAATAAACGGTATTTAGTAAAAAGATTTCCAACCCTCAATCTTGTAGTGCCTAATCAACAAAAACTTGGACGTAGACTACATTTCCATCAAGGAATATTTTATAACAATGGTAGAGGGCAAGGAACAATTTGGATGCCTCTAACTGAGTGTTATGACTCTAATTCTATGTGGATTGTAGGTTATGAAGATTCTAAGCTCATCACTCGTAAAACTGTTAAAAGCAATTTATCTCAAAAACGATTTGAGAAGATGAGTATAAACAAAGCTTTTCCAGTAACTCTGAAGCCAGGACAGGCTCATTTATTTCATCAAGAGCATATACACGGTAATATAAACAATGAAACCAATATTACTCGTATGGCAATAGATTGGCATGTCTTAATTGAAGGCGAAGAGTTTGGTGGTAGATATCCAGGCGGTTTCTTTAGACTACCAGGAGACTATAAGCAGGAAAAAGTAAAAACTACAAATGCTACAATTTATCTCTCTAACAATAGTTCTTTTGATAAGCATATTCCTCTTCATATACAACGTAATTATATTGTAGATTATTGTAAAGAAAATAACATAGAGTATTCTGGTTACACATTTGAGAATGAACATCTTGAACATTTACCAATATTTGAAGACCTTATACAAGAAAAACAGAATATAATTATGCTGAGTATTCACTCTCTTCCTAACCACGATGGATTGCGTAAGTATTATTTAGACTTGGCACTTGATAATAATGTTGATATAATATTCGTCAATGAGATGTTAAAATTATCAAAAGATAGTATTAATAAAATAATTACTTATTTAGAATTTGGATACAAACAACGAGGACGGCACTCGTGGGAGACTTAGATGTTTTATAAACAGGTTGAGATAAAATTTGATTCAAGCTGGATATACGATATAGACTGGGAACAATATGAACACGATTGTTTAGGTCATCAACAGGTAGAGCTTAAAGATATTCATGATAAAGTTGGTGGTTTCCCTTCCTCATTAACTCATCATAATACAATGTTTTATCAAAAATTTTTTGAACGTGATGAAATTGATTTTAATGATCTTGGCAATCAAGTGGGTGTTGAGGCTGTTTCCATCTCAATGATTAAACAACCTCCTGGTATGGTAAATCCCATGCATCGTGATACCTTTTATCAAATCAATAAAAAATTTCCAAACGACACAAGAACAAAAGTTAGAGCTAATATTCAACTATTAGATTGGAAAGCAGGACACTTTTTACAATTCAATGACATTGTAGTAACTCATTGGAAGGCAAACACTGGATATATGTGGGACTGTGACGTTCTACATTTAGCAGCAAATGCTGGACTAGAAGATCGTTACTCTCTTCAGATTTCTGGCTTTTTAAATGGTTAGATACACAAATCTTCCTGATAATAAAGATAAACCTTTTGGTGGTGCTTATAGTGTGTATGACCCTGAAACAGTGTACATGCGTGATTATTTAGTACAAAAATATGCGGTTAATACACATAATTTTGAAACACTTAAACAAGAATATTTTGAACGATATAAATCATTTCTATCTTCTCCTCACAATCTAAATGGAATAGCGTTATATAAATACGCTTGTTTCACACAAGGCACAACAGAATCTTTCTCACATTTCTACATTCGTTATCGAAACAAAAATAGATTAAGACTTGCACATGGAGAGTATTTTTATCATCAAATGATCAAAAGTATGTATTACTCAATGAGATTTGATTGGTTAGAAGATGATGAGTTAAGAAGTGGGGATGTTTTAATAATCAGTGCTCCTTTCGCTGACACTTGTGACCTATACCCTAACTTAGAGCAAATACTTTGTGAATGTGACGAAAAAGAAATACCAGTTCTTTTAGATTTAGCGTATATAAATATAGCAAAAGATATTGAAATTAACTTATCACATCCTTGTATTGAGTATGTTGTATCCTCTTTGTCAAAAGTGTTCCCTGTCGAAAATTATAGAATTGGAATTAGACTTCAAAAAGAAATGTTTGAAGACCCACTTTATGTCATAAATGAACCTAATTATAATTATATTAACATGTGTAGTGTATATATTGGTCTTGGGATGATGGAATACTTTGAGCCTGATTATATCTACAATAAGTACGTAAATGAACAACAGATCTACTGTAAGAAATTAAATTTAGAACCAGCAAGATGTGTGTATTTTGGAATTGATCATAATAACCAGTATCCAGAATATAGTAGAGGTAGAGACACAAATAGGTTATGTTTTTCAAGAATATGGGATGGAAGGATGAATTATGACTTGCTTTAATGACTGGGACGAGTTACAAGAAATAATAGTTGGCACAGCTGACTATGCTACAATACCTATCCCTAACATAAGTACGATGAAGTGCCAGTTTCCAGAATATGAAGAGGCATATGTAAAACAATTTACAGGCTACTACCCTCAACAGATTATTGATGAACAAAATGAAGATCTAAATACATTATCAGAAACATTAGAAGATTTAGGAGTAATAGTTCATAGACCTGATACAAAATACGCAGAGGTAGAAACAGTGTCCCCTCACTGGAGAGGTAAAAACTGGCACTACCATTGTCCTCGCGATTTAACTTTGATCGTAGGTAATAACATTATCGAAACTCCATCCCCAATTTGGAATCGTCAATATGAAACATGGGCGTATAGAGATGTGTTTTATCAACTTTTTAGAGAAGGTTACAATTGGATAAAAGCACCCATTCCTGTATTGTATGATGAAAATTATAAGGAAGACACAAAAGGTGTTCCAGCACTAAACAATCGAGAGATTCTTTTTGAAGCTGCTAACTGTGTAAGAGTGAATGAAGATATTCTTTATCAAGTCTCAAATACGGGAAATGAGCGCGGTGCAGAGTGGTTACAGAGAGTACTAGGTAATGAGTATAAGGTACATGTAACTAAAAATTTATATTCATACGCACATTTAGATAGCACCATCGTACCACTGC